GCATTTGGGTCTCCTATGCGGTTTGCTCGTAGCGGACGCTCAAGCGTATATCTGAAACTAGCAGGGTAGTAGTTCCTACTTCAGTTACCGAAGGTCTTTCGACTATTGATAACTCATACTTGGAAGCATTTAATGCTCCAAGAATACTAATGACCATTTGCTCTAAGTTATCTAGGGCAGCTGCATTACTAAAATAAGCAACGCAAGCAGTTATGGTGTAATTTAATTTAACTCTTATGGTTGTCTTGCCTAAGACTTCAAGCTCCATATAGGGCGAATCTGGGATGCAAATTATTGCAGGAACGATGGGCGCTTCTGGAACGGCATCGTAGATATTGGCAGCTACGCCAGCAAGCGCAGTCTTTATAGCGCCTCTGACATCTGTAGCAATTGTGGTTGGCATTATCCAACCATCGTCTCTACATCAAGATAAGGGCCAAGTAAGCCAGTTACTTTGGCAAGTAAATTCTTAGATAAGCGATAAGGGGTTACTGCAAAATCTATGCCTTCTATTGATCCTCCAGCGGCTGTTCTAGCTTGGAAGATTTCGACGGAGATAGCCAAAATTGCAGCTTCAGCATTGGCATTTCCGACATAGGTTGATAGTCCAGAGAGCGCAGCGTTTCCTGCTGGGATAACATTCTTTTCCAATATATCTGCATTGGTGATTGCGACTGTAAAGACATAATCTGATAACTCATCTGCTAATACTGTGTGAGTGCCTGTAAATGGTGATCCGCATCCAGTAATAATTACGGATTGGCCTTCTGTAAATTCTTGAATTGTTGCGGTCTCAAAGTAAGCGACATTATCCTCAAGCTTGACTTTGTTTATCTTGCTCTGGAATGTGACCAGCATTGGCAAAACTAAGTTTTCTGAAGCATCGACAATATCGTTTAGGTAAGCATCTGGATATAGGGATGACGAAACGCCAAGAATCGTCCTAAGCTCTGTGGCCGTAACTATGCTAGGCATTTCGCCATCCTTTCAAGCAGTTAGGTGAGCGGCCAGCTCGGGAGCGGACTGGCCGTCACTATTTGAGTTTTTTAGTTCTTGTTGAAGTAGCAAGCTCCGTCAGCGACCTTAACTGCAAGTGCGCCGTAGCCGTAGTAAGCAACCTCAATTTGACCATTTAGAGCTACATTGGTCTGGAGACGGAATCTGCTTGATTCATACCAAGTGTAAGAATCTGGATTTACTACAATCATCGAACCATCGCCAAGAGGTAATGATGGATGAGCAGCAGTAAGTGATCCAAGTGCGCGAGAAACATAGAGTCCAAGTCCAGCAACATTTCCGCGAAGGCTTTGTGGGCTAGCTACGCCAGCTGCGTTCTGTGGCTGTGATGCTGTGTAGATTGGGCGACCTGAATCGTTGTAGCTCATAATCTTAGACCATTGCTCAGGTGTCACAATAAGGTTTCTAGCAAATCCTAGAGAGTCCTTATAAACCTCAGCAGCTGCTTCGGATACGAAAGTAAGAATTCCTGCTGCTGTGTTATCAGCTGCTGTGGCAGCAATTTGTCCATTGCCAAGCAATTGACCAGCAACGAACTTATCTGTTGCTAGAGCATAAGCAAATTCCATTTGACGAACTAGCTCATCAAAGAATACTGGGTTAGAACGATCAAGAAGTTCTACTGAGAATGTCTGGCCACCTGCATACTTATTAACATTTACTGTTAGAAAGTTGTTGGTCATTCCAGTCTCAACGATTGCATCGCCTTCGTTCTCATCTTCAACTGTTGGAACGGCTGTAATCTTTGGAATCTCAAAGGACATTCCAGCATCTGGTAGAACTCCAGTTGAGATTGCATCAATTGTGCTGCGGTCAGCATTTGATAGAGGATTTATAACCTCAGTTAGCTGACGAGTTGGAATTAAGCCAGCGTTGTTGCTGGTGGTGTCATCTGCTGCCATAACATACTGGCGAGCTGCGTCATCACCAAGTTTAGCGCGGACGCTATTCTCAAGATATTTTGCCTTGGTAAATTCAAGGCGAGGTGCTGTGTAAAAGGCTGGGCGAGACGCCTCAACCATATTTGCTTTAGCTGCTTCAACCGCTTCTTCAACGGCAGGAGCAGGAGCAGTAGTGTCAGACACTTGGTCTCCTTCGTTTGGGTTCTCTGAATCAGCGGTTGCTAAATCAGAATCTTCTTTAGGTGCTTCATTCTCAGAAGCTGCTACTTCGCTTACGCGAGCAGAATCAATTGCAGGATCAGTAACTAGAGAAACTTCATCTAGGGTTGCTGAGGTAATCTGCATTACGCCTTTATTGTTTGTCCATTCATTGATCTGTGCTCCAACGCTAAAGCCATCGCGTAGGCCTTCAGTTGCTTCAATTAGGGCATCTTCTCCAGCCATAGTATTGGCAATCTTAAAAGTAGCTTCGATGCCAGACTTAGTTACATTGTGAGAAACCATCTTGCCAATTGGCCGAGTGCGGTCGTGCTCAAGAAGCAACTTAACTGGCTTCATTTCAATTGAATCAGCTGCAAAGACTGTTGGGCCAACTGAAGTATTGCCTTGCTCGTTCCAAGTCACAATAGTTCCAGTTATGGTGCGTTTGATTGTGTCGGCCGCTGTAACGACCATTGGGATATTAACTTTCATTAGGGATTAAATCTTCCTCTCGTTGAATCTGCTCAACGCTCATCGCGCCAATGCGGTTTAAGATTTCATAAACTTGAGCTCTCTCTAGTGCGTTACCGCGTAAGAAGTCATCAAGTGCAAAGCGCGTCATTACTGGATTGGGTGTAAAGTCCGGCAATGATAGGCGTTCCTCAATTGCCTTAAGTATTGGGCGAAGTGAGAAATCTACTAATGAGCGCCGCTCGGACACCGCGTTTGAGTAAGTCATAGAAGTCGTTTCGGCGCTCAAGAAGTAGGCAGGTATTCCACAAGCCCGAGCTAATTCTAGTGCTACATATTGACGCGCCTCGGCAAGTTGCATTGATTTAGGATCAAAGCCAAATTGCTGTAATTCTACATCTGCATTTAGGAAAGCAGTTGAGCGAGATTGGCGAGCAGTTTTCCAAGCAGTTAGCAAGGATGAAATTCTTTCGGCAGTTAGATTAGTGCCATTGGACTTCAATACCATTGAAGGTGCTGGCTCTTTAGCATAATTAACTGCTGCGTTCTCAAGATAAACTGCTGCAGCAATTGTTTTCCCAGCTCTGTGAAGCAATCCTTCATCTCCGCCATCAAATCTTATGATTGAACCTACGCCATTAAGCGGAACTGACTTGCCATCAACTTTGTAGCCAGTAATTGTAGTGTTAAGGAAATCGGTATCAACTGTAACGCGGTCTGGACTTACGCGAGTCCAAGCTCTAACGCGACCGCCATCAGTTGCGCTATACATTTCAAGCACTTGACCATAACCAGCACCATATAACCAAATATCTTCTGCAAGCCAGCAATAGATTACGAATCCTGCAACTCTTGGGTCTGGCTGATTGATAACTCTGTGTGGATCAACATACTGGCCAGTAATGCGATTAAAAGTTGTTAAAGGTAATGAGCCAATAGTTCCGCATATGATATTGCGAGCTCTAGCAACGGATGGAACGCTCATTGCTAATTGGCGAGTAGTATTAGTTGCACCGCCGAGAATATTATAAACTGAATCGCTAATCTGAACTGGTGTTAAAGCTGCTTGAACATCAGTAACGGCAATAGGGCGCTTGGCCTCAACTGCTGGAAATAGGAAATCTCTTATAGCACCCATTACTTACATTGTAAATGAGCCTACTTACACTATTTGGATATCAACGCTACTTTCAGCCATCGTTGCATAGTGTGTTGCTAAAGCCGATGCAATCGCTCCGCAAATTGTCGTATTACTTACCTTGCGACCCATTACCCAGCCGCCGTCACCGAAAGGGAGTTTGACGGCGGATAGGCATTGTTTAGTCAGCTCATCTTGTCCCGAGTGAGCCAACCGCTGAGATGAGATAGCTCCCAGTAACTCATCGCAGCTTTGTGCATAGTCAAGGCCATCTATCGGCTCAACCCTAATACCAGCAGGAGCTAATCGCGCAGCTACTGCCGAAGCGGTTCTGGCTGAATAGGCAACCAGCTGAACTGGATACTTGCGCACCCATTCTGCTACATCATTAGCCATTGCTTTATCGTCCAGATTGGCAGGGTTATGCCAAGTCTGAAGCAATATGACTTGGAACTTATCGCCCTCAAGTCTTTGGCTAGCGACTAGCGCCGCTTCTTTTCTACTAGGGCTTAGATCAATAGCTAACCAAGTATCAGATTCAGGGTTGAGTCGAAGTCCCTCAACTTTGCAACTCTCCCACTGAGACGGATTGATAACTGGGTTAATCGTATCGACCCATTGACATAAGACTTCTGTGCGCACAATATCCTCGGGGTCTGACAATACTGCTCGGATATTATCTGGATGAACTGTTATGCCTAGTGACGGATTAGCTTGGCAGACACCTAGCCAGAAGGCTGGTGAGTTATCGAATTTAATACCAATAGGAGCTGACCATTCAAACCAACCAATATCATCGTTGCCACCGAAGATGGCAGCCATAGCTCTTTCCCTAAGTTTATTTAGAACTATGCTGTGTTGGTCACCAGCATTTGAATAAACCCATATTTGAGGATTGGCTGAAGCCATTTGCGTATATCGCAAGGCAGACCAGACATCTTCATCTTTATACTCTCGGGCTTCGTCTAGGTGTATCGTTTCAGGGGCTGCTATGCCTCTACCAGCCGAGTTATTGGCTCTGACGATATAACGGCGACCCTTAGTAAATTGAAGCTCTTGAAATCCCTTACTTTCCAGCTTCTTAGTAAATTCAGCAGCTAGCCTAGGGTTCTGTTCAATAATCCCATATATTTTATAGAATAGTTCTGCTGAAGTAGTTAATTTATGAGCAGTATGAACTTGCAGCTTTTCCTCTAACACATAGATTCTGAATAGAATTTGAAGCGCCATAAAGGTAGATTTTCCTTGTTGTCTCGCGCATAAAAGGGTCACTACTGGATGACACCAACGGCCATCGGGTTTGTATTTTAAAGTATGGTGAGCCAGCCATTGTTGCCAAGGCATTAAAGTAAAGCCGATTTCCTCGCAGAATTTAATCATTTGCTCGCCATAAGATGGGAAATCATTGAGTTTAGTGTGGATTCTGGGTTCTGGCACACCTCGGTAAGTCGATTCGTCCCTGATACGGACAATCTCACCCAATTCAGCCAGAGCAATCTCTTTCATTCTGAATAGTGCCTAGCCGAGCCATTTTCAGGGAAAATCTTCCCAATGGGGGTCGTGGGTCTGCTTGCGCGCTCAAAAAAGGTAG